TTTCCTGTTTACTTAAATCCCTAACAGTTTCTTTTGCATCTATTTTTGTTTCAATTTTACGGTTTAAGATTTTAACTTTTGCATTTTTAAAACTTTTACCGTTTATGATTATAGCTTTCGAGGTGTCAATTGGTGTTATTTCAACATCGTTACTCTCATCGTTTATAACCGTGTGGGTTTCTGTTTTAGTTTCAATATCTTTATTATCCTTTGTAGATTGTTCTGTTTTAGTTTCTTCTTTATTATCCGTTTTTTTCACTTTACGAACTCCGCAACTTGAAAAAATAATAATAACCAATAGAAATGATATTTTTTTCATTATCCTATTTTTAAAATTTGTTTACGGTTTTTTTCTTTGCTTACATAACTAACGTGAACCCAACTATAATTAAATTCATTTATGAGTTGGTCAAAATCTAAATTTTCCTTAATATAATCAAAAATCATTTTATTGGTGACTTTTCCAGTGCCTTGAATATCGATCGCCTGACCTTTCACGTGTTGGCTAAAAGGTGCTCCACCCACGGCTTTATTTAAAATCGGGCTTCGGTAAAAACTTGAAACCCTTAACGGTGTTTTGAAATGTTCCCTTACAACTTCGAAAACCCGAATTCCTACCAATTGCATCGCTAATAGTTCATTGTCGCCTGGTTCGTTCTTAATACCTTTTCTAACGGCTGTCTGACTTGTTGTAGCCTCTTGATACGTAATGTATTTTGATATATTTTTCATTTGATTATAATTTTATCGTAAATCCAAACTAATGCTGTGAACAGAAAACCCCCAATCGCACCAAGAAAAGCCACTTTAAAAGCAAACATTTTTTGGTTTAAGATAATTTCATCCAAGGCTTGTTCCATATCCTCGACCTGTTTTACAAGTCCTTTACGGCTGGTTTTGTCATCGTTTTCTAAAATGTAAAGAACACGATCTATTTTCTGCTCTAATGATTTTTGTACCATATTATAAAGTTTTTTTCGGGTCTTTTAAAAACCAACCTATTACGATTAAAGCAATCGACAAAGATAATTCTCCGCCTGTTTTCCCTGTGAACGATCCTGCAGCATACGCTTGCAATAAAGAATCAATTAATAACGGCAATCCTGCCAATACCCCTGCTGCTGTTGTTTTCCAATTTTTCATTTTTGAATTGATTTTAATGAGTGATTTTTATCTATTTTGTCTAATATCCAAACTAAACATTTGCCTGTTTTAGTTAGTGTTTTGTCTCTTTCGTTTTTACCCAAGGCGCTGGAGATGGTCTCTTCAATATTCCCAAAATGATACCCGTTTTCAGTCCTTAAAGTCTTGTTCAAAAGCGTTCTAAATTCTCTATTGGCGTATTTGTCCAAGTTGATAGCGCTACTTTTAAAATAGCCTTTCTTATTCTTAACGACAAGATAGTTTATTACCGCTAACGGCAAAAAAAGTATATAAGCTATTAAAAATAATAAGGCTCCCATTATTCTGAAAATTCCCAATCGCTTGGCTGTAACCTGTAAATGGTTGTGTTACTGTTTAACAAGTTAGTTTGCGTGTCAATCATTAACGCAATCTGGAGCTGTTTCCATTCCTTTTGCGTTTTGGTTAATCCCTTTAAATTGTTCGTACTCGAAATGTAAGCATCCAATTGATTAATTTGCTCGTTTGTGTAACGAACTGATTTTTGTTTGTACAAAATCTTTGTGCCATCGCTTGAAACTGCCCAATCGTTAACATTATAAGTCACACCATTTTTGTCGGTTTGGAAAGAATCAATCTCGACTTTTATCTTGGCAACTTTATCGCCTCTGTCCTCGTAAAAGAATTCTGTTTTTGTTTGTATCATTGTGTTTTATATTAAATTTACCAAGTTCTTCTTCCTGCTATTGCTTCGCTTGTGTCTATAATTGAGTGTAATGTTGCTACTTCTGCATTTGAAAGCCCTTCGTGGATAATCACTATTTGGATTCTTTGATTTGAATACCCAAAAGGAGCATTGCTTTGGTTTGAAGCTCCAATAAATACAGCTCCTGTTGGAGCAGTACCTCCTCCTGTTCCAGTTCCTCTCAGTATTGAATTAATAAATAATTTATTTTCACTTATAGAATTTCTAAGCCCTGTGTGAATACCTCTACAATCTAAATTATTACTAAAAAATGCTCCATTTGATTGATTATAAGAAACAAAATAAGAGGTTTTATTAGTATTATTACTTCTAACTGAAAATCTAAACATATTTGTTGCTGAGGCTGGGTTTGTTGAACCCATATCCGTTACATCTGCCCCAATTGTATTATTGTTTGTTCCGCAAACAATCGTTGCACCAAAAGAATTGATATTAGCGTTTAAATTAACGGCAAAATTGGTATTTGCATAACTTGAACCATTCAATTGATATCCTAAATTGCTAAAAGTTGCAGCGCCTGTAAACGCTAATCTAAACGCAGCATTTGTGTCAAGTGGGTTTTTTGCATTCCATTTATGTTGTGCTGCTGTTGTTCCTTTGAAAGGATATAATGCTTGTATTTTTGTCCACAATCCAGCCGTTTTTAAATCCGTGATTAATTTATATGCACTTTCTTGTTCCGAACTAATCAAAGTAGCCGCAGATATATAAGCGTTGGCATCTGCATCGGTATAAGATGGATTTGCCGTTGTCACCGAAACCACATTGCTCGTGCTTTTATTATAAAAAATATCAACGGGTTTAACCTCGATGGTGTAAGTAGTATTCAAATTTAATCCTGTTGCATATCCACCGCTGCCAGATATATTATTTTTATAAACCCCGTTTACATAAACCTCATAAAATTCAATAGCATTTGTGCTACCAGTTGGTGCCGTGAAATTCAATTGAATAGCCGTTCCGTAAACATTTCCAACGCTTAAATTTGTGATTGGATTTGGTGCTGTAAAATTGGTCACATATCTTGCAGTAATTGATTGTCCTGAAACACTGCTTATATCTTCATCAGGCGCACCTGCGTTGTTTGTAGCTAAAGTAATTGAACAATATAATTTCAAATTATAACAATTTCTAAAAACAAAATCATATCCAACACTACCACCTAAAGAAGTACACAAAGGCGTGTAAACACTTCTTAAAGCCATTATTATTCCATCGCCATCAAATGACTGAAAACCGATTGTGTTTAAGTTTTTAAATTCAACATAAATTAAGTTTGTGGCACTGTAAAAAGATTGCGTATTAGTTGAAGTTACCAACCCATCTTTATCATTATAATAGGTAATTGAAGTGTCACCTCTAAAACATCTAAACGGTATTGTATAACTCCCACTTATCATGCACTCTATATCACTCCCTACAATCTTGAAATTAGTAATTCTATTTGAAGCAATACCAAGCTTTGTAGCCAACGCTCCAGATGTCGTGATAGTCGAAGCCACACCGCCTATAAACGTGTTTGCCTTTGCTTTTGTGCCTCCAAATATTTGCCAAGCGATTTGATTCATAACTACAATCCTACTGTTAAGTATTCGTTTAAAACTCCCGTGTTTGTAATGGTGTGCGATAGCTTTTCAGCCATTGTAGTCGCCGTGTTGTTTATAAGTACAATAGAACCGCCAAGCGAATAAGTCATCGTGGCGCCCGTTGCCGTCACAAAACTGCAATTAAAACCAAGTGATAAACCATTTGGTAAGGTAACCGTGCAAGAGGAGGTTAATAAAATAACAGTACCATTATCGCTTTCTGCAAGTGTTGTATTTATAGATATTTTTCTAACCGTTAAGGCTGTGTTTGCTTTTGCTGTTAAATCGGCATTATCGGCTAAGGTGTAGCTTTTATCTTGGAGCGTATAAGTTCTTGAAGCCGTGTTTGTATTGGTGAAAAAAGAAGTAAATGTATTGGCTACGTTTCTAAGTCCAAACGCTCCGTTTAAAAAGGTTTTCAATCCTGAAACAGTTTGCGCATCAGCTAAGACCATATCGCCACCACCACCGCCACTAATCGTAATGTCGCCACTACCTAAAAGCGAAGTTCCGTTTATGGTTTTGATATTTGTACCTGAAACTAGAATAGATTGAAACTTCCCAACCGCCCAATCATACAAAGCCTTTACGCTTGGGTATTTAGTAATAGAAAGTTTGTCGGTTTCTACCGTTTGGCTTTTGTTTGCAATATTCTCTTTAATATCATCAAGCCCGTTTACGATAGTCTTAATTTCGTTGGCATTATCTGCCGTGAACTTATTAACCTCCGCTACTGGAATGTCCTTAATCTTTACTTTATTCGTGTATGTTATCTTAGCCATAAATATTAAAATCTAAATAGTAATCAAATCCCTCTTCAATCAATCCTGTTTCTTCTAAACTTTCTATAAACAAACTTTGTTTTTCCTCTTGTGCTGTAAGCGTGAAAGTATAACCGTTTAAATCGGATTTCCCTCCGCCTGTTTTAAAATCAATGTTTCCACATTGCATACCGTTATAAAGTCCAAATATGCGATATAAACCGTTGTTATCTTGAAAGGCTACTCTCCAATCGTTTTTAATTAATGTGTCAAACTCCCTTGCATTTTCAGCTTTAAAAGTCATTGACAAACTTTGTTCAAAAAACTTTCCACCCTCGTTCTCCTGTTGTACTTCGTTTGCGTTTGGCGTTGTCAAACTTTCAAACTTAAAAATAAAAGTCTCTGGAAATGAAACTAAAAAATTTCCACTGGTAACAATTTGCGAACGCGTATAGGGTTGCCATCTTAATAACCAAACAGCTTTAACGCCTCCTAAATTATCCTTGCACTTTCTGTTATAATTTCCATCCAACATTTAGATTGATATTTTTTAGTGCGTTTACTTCATCCTGAATCGTCTTATATTCTATTAACGGATTTTTACAAATCCATTTTTCAAACCTTGTCACGTACATTTGTGCCAAAGATTTGTATTTTCCTGATAAATATTGAACTTCATCTTTATCGACTACTTCTACATTTTCGCCACTACGTTTATAAATTCCTGCATTATCGACCATATAAGAAGCGATTTCTATATACTGCGCCAAGGCTTCATTTTTAGTAATTGGCTTGATAAAATCGGTGTACAATTCGAGATACAAGCCTGTTAATGTTTCAGCTTCAATATCACTAATAATCTTATCATATAGTTCACTACCAAGTAACGGTTCAATCGTTGTTAATTGCGTGTTTAAAATGCAAAATAAATACTTATCCGTGTCCGTGTTGCCCGATAATATCGTGCTGCTGGTCATTTCTTGTGGTGTTACAAATAAAAGCTCTGCCATTATTTCTGTGGTTTTAAAAATCCATTATTCGGCATATCGTTTGGTTTTTGATATATTTTTGAACCATATTTATTTGCTAAATTTGGCAGTATTTCTCCAAAATTCCTTGCTTGTGCTGGTGTTACTTTTTTTGCATTTGGATTATTAACATCGGCTTTCAGTGCATAAGTTTCTCTCGTCCAAGTATGATGGCATCTTGCTCCGCCTTTATAAAGTAGTATATCATAAGTATTGGTTCCCTCTGGACCAAAACCCTCATTTACTACCATTTTTGACATTCTTTGAATATCCTCAACTCGATATAATTTGTTTGCACTAATCATTTTTTTACAAAATTCTCTGCTGTTATCTTTAATCAAACCAGTGTATCTTAATCTACTTTTGAAAAGTTCGCCATCTAACTCGGTACTTCGTGCATTTGGCAAAGCTGTTCCTGTACTTGTTGCAAAATGCAAATCGGCTTCCGTTTCAATTACTTTGCTTTCAATCAATTCCCATTCGTCTCCAATTTTCTCGCCTAAATCAATTAGTTCATCCGCAACAATCGTGTCTAAATTTTTTTTTTTTTCATCACTACTCATTTGAGTAGTAGTTGACTGCTCTGAAAGTGGAATAAAATATAAATCCAATCCTATGTTATAAGCCGTTAGGATTTCCTCCAACGCTTCAATAATATACGATTGTTTCGGAGCGATTACCCTTTTCATTAATTGCCCCTCGGCTTCGTCTAATTCGTTTGCATTGTTACCAAAACCACCTTCGCTCATAATACCAAACAATTTCGGACTAACAACTTTGTGCCCCGTCATTATTTGTTGGCGACTTTCACCCGTTAAGTATTCCCACTGTTTATGTTGTGCATCGTTTACGGGAAATGGTATGATTGTTATTTCAGCATCACGCCCATTGAAGCTAATCACAAAGTTCATAGCGTTAGGACTGCCTGTAAGTTTTTGTTTTATTTTTGTTTCAAGTTCGTCTTTCGCTTCTGGTGTCAAAGTGCCACCGTCTGGAATGTTGATTATATAACCGGCGCTTAATCCTTTTTTTATCGAATTGATATAAAAGTTAGCCAATTCCTCTTCCATCTCGGCATAAGGCAAAGCACTCAAATAATCAGGATCACTAAAATAATTTTTACCTGCCTTGTATGGTTTAATACAATAGATTTCTATATTTTCTTTTGAAGTGCCAAACGCTGGGAACGATTGCGCTGGGTATTTAGTAATATTACTCCAATCCCTTGAATAAAAATAAGTATCTATTTCGCCCTCTTCATTTTCTAAAGCTGGAACAACTAACTGTTTTGGCACGTGATAAATTGCGCCTAAATCTTTACCGTTTTTTGCTCTAACTACTTGCATTGAAGCTTCTCCAAATAGTTCAAAGTCTGCAATAATTTTACGAAGTTCTTTTTTGTTTAAAATTGTAACAAAATTAATCCATTGCGAAAGGTTTTTGTTTCTACAATTTAATCCTTGCCCGTAAATCAAATCAATATACGACGAAATTATAGCGGCATTTGTTGGCGAACCATTGAAACGATCAATAACATACTGATAAAAGCTGTTGTTTCTGCCGTTTAAAACCCAATTTTTAGCCTTATTTTCCTCTAATTTCGGACGTACATAGTTGCTTAATTGCAAAAGTCTAATATCGTTACTCATAATAGTACAAATCTTTTGACGCTTTGAATGTTTGTGGGTCTTGCGATGTTGCAAAAATCATCCCATTATACAATACCTCTCCGCTATCTTTTATTTTTATTTTAAATTTATCACCCTCAACAAAATTATATTCAAAATTTATAATTAATAAGCCATCGTTAGTCGTATAATAGCAAGGAATTATCTCATTATTAAACGATAATACTATATTATCATAGCTGTAATAGCGTGGAATAATTATAATATCGTGATTTGCATTTGCTGGATTAACTACTTTCATATTATTATAATAAAAAAAACCCCTTTTTGTTTTGAAAAAGGGGTAATTAATTTGAATTAATCTAATCTAATCTAATAAAGCTATAAACGCTGCCTTAGTTGCCGTATCTAATTTAGGACTTAACGCTCCAGTTGTAGAAACGCCAGTCAAAGTATAACCGTTCATTTCTCCCTTTGCTCCACCTGTTGCCTGTGCAACTGTGAAATCAATACCGTCATCTATTCCTATTGCGTGAAAGATACCGTTTCGATCTTTAACGACTGCCTGACATTGATTGTATGCCAATAAATTCATTTGATAAGAAGTTGCAGCATCAATTCCTTTCAAAGTGATTGTAGTCGTTTGAGTATTTAAAGAAGTTCCTGCATTTCTATCAGGTACTAAACTTTCAGACACATTGTTACCGTCTCCCTCTATTTCGTATTCATAAACAACCGTAAGCAAAGGATTAATCGCTGTTGCTACGCCATTAACTACCGTGAAAGGATTTTCCACGTAATTGAAAAGATAAAGTTTACCTAAACCCCCAAGGTTATTTTTACAAGCCCTTAATCTACCTGCTGTAATATCACAAGCCATATTTTTATATTTTAAATTAAGGGGGTAACTAAACCCCCTTTGTTTCTAATTATGCTATTGGTCTTGCCCAAACAATTTCCGCCCCGTTGTAGTAACCTACACCTGCGTTGTAAACCATTGTACCGATAATTTTTCCGTTCAATAAAGTTTCGTCTTGGTCAACCATTCTAACCTCGTTGTGATCTGCCAAAAGACCAGTTGCAAAAATCACGTTTTTAGGCTCCAAGATTACAATTGTAGAAGCTGGTAAACCATTAATTTCTTCAATTGTATATTTCCCAAATTTTGGAGCTGTATTAGCATCGCCACCTAAACCGTTGGCCACACCTTTTGAAGCTAACCAAAATCCGTAAAACATAAACACATCAGGTGAAACTCCGATTTTCAAAGTTTTTCTACGGATATCCACTGGGATAGCGGCTAAAGCTGCTTTCAAAGAAGCTTCAACGTTTGCTTCTGTTACCGTGTCTAAATCCACGTCTATAACAGTTGCATCTGCCAAGAATTGTTTCAACAATCCGTCGAACTCGTCCGCATTAGTTGCGTCACCGTTCCAAATGTTATCGTCCAATTCCTCAGCTGTTTGTCCTAATTTTTCAACAAGGATGGCATCCATAATATCTTTCGGCGCGCTTTCATTGTGTGCGCTTGCTCCCATAGTTTCCTCTGACCATTGCGCTCTGAAATCTTCTTTACAAACTTCCCAATCGTCTTTGAATTTTTTAGGCTCTAATACTTTTTCGCTCAAAGTGATTGCACCAGATGGAACGTGTCCACAAGTGTATTCTCTTTTACCGCCCGTCATTTGTATTTTTCGTAAATTCAATTTATAATTTACGTTTTCAAAAGGTGTTACAAATCCTTTTGCAATAGTGTCGGCTTCTTTAAAAGCCTGTCCTACGATTGCCCCTGCTTCTTTACCTGCATAGTTAGAAGTTACTGTTACTGTTGTTGCCATTTATTTTTGTTTGTTTATTGCGTTAAAAATTCTTTCTTGTTTTGTCATTTTCGATAAATCAACCTTTACAGTCGAAGTGTTTACGATTTTCTTTTCGCTTGGTTGTTTGCCAAGTTCAGTCACTTGATTTTCCAATTCTACTATTCTTTGCTCTTGCGCTGTGTATTTTATTAAAATTGATTTGATTGCGCTTTCAATTTCACTTGCTATTTTAGCATCGTTTGAAACTTTACCGTCGTTTAAATCTTGTGCTGGTGCTGGCTCTTCTTCTTGTGGAACCTCTTCAACCGCTGGTTTGATTTCTTTCGCGATACCCTCAACCTCTACGATTAAGATAGTACCATCTTCAAGTGGGTGCTCTCCAACTGGCACGGGTACTTTCGTGCCATCATCTGCCATTACCCATACGGATAAACCCTCGCTTAATACTTCGCCATCCCATTCGATTTTTAGCGAACCATCGGCAAGCATCATACTTCCTAATTGGATTTTTTTTGATGGTGTCAAAGCCAACAAAATCTTTTCCAATAACGTGTTTGTATTACTCATTTCTATATTTGTTTTTAAATTTACTTCTTCTAAACTAAGCATCGCATCAATTGAAAATCCTTGCACTTTGCCTGTTTTTACATAATCGTTCCAAATTTCGTCACTATCAACTTTCATAACTGCAAGCCAACTCCCTTTCGGATATTCAAAACCGAAGTTTGTGGACTTGTCGATTTTAGGATTTTCAACAATCCAAGATTCTGTGAACGTTACCCCTTTAATATTTTGCTTAACATCGTGCTCGATCGTGCTATTGCCGTGGTTGTTGTTTTTAAAGAAACCATAACTTAAATCTTTAATAGTTTCCTCGTTAAAAACGATATTAAACTCTTCACCGTTTTGATTTCTATAAATAGGTTTGTTTGGCTCTAATACCAATCCCATTAAAATACGTTGCTCTTTGTTAATTTCTTTTAACTGCAAAGGCTCGTTTTTTGAAAGCGCAATAAACAACCCCTCCATCGCTGGATTCTCAACTAAAGAAATTCCATAAACTCCTTTATTTAATAGTGGGTTATATTTTGCTTGGTAGGTTTTCATTATTAGTTTAATCTTTTCATTATGTTTTCAATTTTATTTTTTTGAGTTGTCAAATCGTTTTTATAAGATAAAAAAGTTTTGTCTTCAATCCCTAATTCTTTTAATTTTAATAAACCGTTATCAATCATTTTTTCCGTTTCATTAATTATGGTTAACCCCTCTTGATATTTAAGAAATGTTTGATTGTATAAACTTTGTGCATTAGCGTTTACAGACTGAAATTTTGCGCCATTCTTTTTGATATCATCAATCAAAGCAAACTCAAACTTTTGATTTCTTTCAAACGCTAATTTTATATCTTCTATTTTCATTTGTATATGTGTTTTTATTAATAATAAAAAAAAGTTAATTTTGTTTTGATTTTGCACAAAGTTTTTTTATAACGAGGCACTCTTAATAATATTCCTATCCATTTCCTGCCCTGTGCTCATATCACGTGCCACTACAAAAGCCTTGACTGGTGCTTGTTGCCCTATGCTTTCAGCAAGTTGATTTCTGCCCGTACCTTGAACAAGATTGAAAGATGGTGCTTGTGGTGCTGCACCGCCTCCGACCCCCATACTCCCTGCGCTTCCACCGTCCTCTCTTGATGAAGCTATTTTGGCTATATTAATTGCCCCCATAATCCCGACTGCTGCTGCATTTGCAAATCTTAAAGTTTGCGATGGCGTTGGATCTGTTGTTTCAGCAAGTGCTTTAGTAACCCCTTGATAAGTATTCATTGTCGCTTGCGCTATTGCCACGCCTTTTGCAACTTTACTTCCTTTTTTTGCCAGGCCTGCTCCGATTGAAAAAACATTATTTGCAAATTCATTTTGTTGTTGTGCTAAAAGTTCTGCATTTTTTAATTTATCAGATGTTGCTTTATCGTCAATTTCTTTTTGCTTAGCTGTTCTCGCGACTGCTTTATCACTTTCAGTTACAAAATATTCATCATTTAATTTTGCTAAATTTCTTTTATGCTCTTTTTCTAATTCAATAGTAGAGATATTAGCATCAATCATTTTTTGTTTTAAAGCTTCATATCTTGCGTTTTCCTCTTCTACTTGTAATTCGTTTTCAGTTTTTAAAATATCTTGATTTGCTTTTTTTATATCAGCTTCAATTTTTTGTAAGTTTTCTAATTGCTCTCTCGCATTTTCGCCTCTTGCTGTTGCTAAATCGTTTCTTTGTTTTTCTTCTTCTTCGGCTTTTTGTTTGGCATCGTCAATTTCTTTTTGTCTTGCCGTCTTTCCATCCTCAATAGCTTTTTTATTAGATTCAGTTTTTTCGTTTACTATTTCAACTTCATTTTGTCTACGGATTGCTTTGTACTCTTCAGAACTTTTTTTAATATTTTCGTTTTGTTTTTTTAATTCTTCATAGGATTTTTGTGTAAGTTCTTTTTGTTTTTCAATAACTTCATCACTTGCTCCGCTGGCTTCTAACATTGCCAAAGTGTCACGTTCACGCAAAAAAGTACCTCTTGCTAATTCTGCATTTTTAACATTTAAAGCAATCGTTTCTTGTGCGTGTTTTATATTTAATTTTCGCAACTCTTCAGAACTTGCTCCACTTGCTTTTGCTAATTCATATTGTTGGTCGTTATTTGTTTTTAATGCGATTGCGTTTTTTTCTGTGACTTCGGTTTGTTTTTTCAAAGCATCGCTATTTTTCTTTGTAGCGTTCATTGCTTTTTCGTTGGCATTACTTGATTTTATAAACCAAGAAACTAATCCTGCTATACCTGCAATTGCCAAAGATATAACAGCTACCAAGGCTCCAATAGGGTTGGCTGCCATTGCTAAATTCCAAAGCTTTTGAACCGTCGTTGCTATTTTAGTAACAACGGTGTTTGCCATTATGGTAGTTTTTAAAACTTTCCATTGATCGCCAAGGTTTGAAAGGTTGCTAATCGCATCGGCAAAAGCCATTGCACTTTGCACTTGTAATAATGCTTTTTGTGTGTCTTCGCTTTCGTCGCCTAATAATGCAACCCCTGCCGTTACTCCTTGCACTCCTGTTGCTGCTAATTGCGTTGCTGCTCCAAGTGCCTTGAATTTTTGATCGGGGTTAAATTGTTTCACAAGGTCATTAGCCAATCCCATTTGGTCTTTCAAATCTGCCACTTTCTTTGCAGCTTGTACGGCTTCCTGTGAAGTCTCGCCAAACTTTTGCGACATTTTCAAAAGCTCTTGATTTGCTTCACGCATTTGAGTTTTAAAAGATTTTGTCGCTTGTTCAGTATCGTGTACCGCATTCTCGAGCTGTTGAATAGACTGATTAACTTTGTCCATTCCAGACTCTTTAACTACTATATTTACTTCTTTTGTAATTGCCATTTTGCTCTTCCTTTTGCTATATCCGTGAATTTTCCTGCACCCTTGAAATGGTGACTTTGTAATAATTTTATAATTTCAGCTATTATCATTTCCCTTTGTGTGTTCTTATGATTACCATAACAATATCGTAAATACTAACGCCGCCATTTGACGGTATTACTTCAATCGTTCCGCCGTTTGCAATAAATGTGCTTCCTGTAAAATATGATAAATCAATATCAAATCTTTGCTCTACATCTGAACCTTTCGAAAATACGATAGTTTCGTCTGAAATTTTATTAAGTGCTCCACCAATATTAATTGCAATATCGCAGATACCATTCGCAACGTTCATCTTGGCTTTAAATCTTAAAGATAAAGTGAACGCATCGCCATTATTTACGGCTAAAAGTTTATCAGTTGTTGCATCCCAAAAAGTAGCCACACCCGTTGGCATTTGTGTTTGTATTTTAGTAACCGTACCTGTTAGGATTTTGCCCGTCACTCCAGATAAAACCACCAAGGGCGACCCGACGGTATAGGTCGTGTCTGTTATTTGTTCCCATCCCGTAAATGAATAAACTTCATCGAAATTATCGTTTATCATATCGCCACCTGCTCGAAGCGTTGTTCCTGTTCCGTCATTCGACGTCGTACCTAAAAAGATTGTTTGTTTAGCCATTATCCCAAGTTATTAAAAGATTATCAAAAGTTATTTCATCATTGTCAAATTCCACTACGCCTGCATTTTGCGTTATGAATATTTCAATTGTTTGCAAAGATTCTAAATTCGTAACCGTTACGTTATTGAAACGTTGCAACCCCGTATTATTTTGTAAAAAAGTCACAAAGACATTCGTACCCTCAATCGTCGCACTCAGCCAAGTATCATCATCGACCGCCACCGTGCTGTTACCTATGTTTGGAATAGAAACGGATTGCGTTTGTTCTAAATAGTCCGCTATTAATTCATTTACACTTGAAGTAAATCCGTTTATTACCGCATCAAAAGCATTGATTAAATTTAAAGTTACCGCCCTCGTTAAAAGGTTAATATTGAAATTATCAATTCTGTAATAATTATTTTTAATTTCCAGAATATCATTCAGTTTTAATTGTAATAAAATCCTTAAAGGAAGTATTGCGCTATATTTAAACAATCGTCTTTTAATATTAAAAATCGACGTGATATAAT